GGGGGGGCGGCCCCCCCCCCCCCCCCCACGGCGGTGAGAGTGAACCTATCAGGCGTTGGTGACGGCCAACTGCACCAGCGACTTCACGCGGGTGTGTGCGGACTGCGCGAACATCGTGCCGTAGAAGCGCACGCGCGCCGATGCCGCCTGAGAAATTTCATCTCGCATGAGGGTCATGCCGCCCCATTCGCGGATGGAGAAAGCATCGCGGATGTTGCCCAGCACCGCCAGCACGTTGACGCCAGCCGCAGCCGTGCTCACGCGCGTGTACTCGGTGACGTACACGGGCAGACCGAACAGCGTGAATCCAGCCGCCGTGCTGATCGCACGATCAACGCTCGGCGTGAGGATGGGCACGTTGTTCGCAAGGATGCTGGACGTAGCAGCGTAAACATCCTGCGGCATGATCCACGCGGCGTTGGCCCAGTTGGACGCGGGCAGCGACTCATACCGCATCTTGAGGAGGTTCGCCACCGTGAGGCCAGCGGTGATCGACAGCGCGCGCGTGGTGCCCGTGCTGGTTGCCGTCACGCGGTTCGTGGTGGTTTCGTTCTTGAAGATTCCCGTAGGGCCGTTCGTGGTGCCGGGGGTAGTGGTGCTGGTATCAACACCAGGGCCGCACACGTAGCCGCTCTCAAGGTTCTTGGAGAGTTGCCGCATCAGCGTGTCCATGATTTCGGCCTCAAGATCGAAATTGGACTGGATGATTGCCTGCTTCGAAACCTGCGTGTAGGGCAGACACGCAACCGGGTAGAAAGGCTTTTCCGCAAAGCCGGGATCGGCTTCAACCGCTGCGGTGGTTGCGGTGGTGTCCTTGACGGCCCACGCTCCCGTGAATCCGGCGCTCTCCATCGTATTCCAACGCACGGTGGTGTAGCCCTGCACGCCCGTGCGCAGATCGGCAAGATTGCGCACCACGGTGTTGGCATCAAGGTACTTGAGGATGCCATCTTCGTAAATCTTCGGAACCAGCACGCCGCTGCTACTGCCGCTGTCGATGGCGCGCTGTTCCGGTGCCTGTCCGCCGCGCATCCAAGACATGAACTGATCGCGGTACTCGGTGGTGGCAACCCAATCGGCGTTTCGCTTCTGCGACTCGCCAACGGCCTTTTCCATCGCTGAGTAAGACGCGAAACGCTCGCGCAACTGCGCGCTGCGGATCTCGCTGTCGATGCGCTGCAGTTCGTTGGCAACTTCGTGCCCACGCGCTTCCTGCTCAACGGTCATGTTCTCGGCGGCAAGAATGGAATCGCGCTCGGCCACCAGCGCCTTGCGCTTGTCATGCAGTTCGGAAACCTTCATTTCAGACGCTCCTTAGACGCAGACGCAACCGCGCGTGCGCGGCGTTGGTGTGTCTCGCTTCAACCGCTGTCTGCGTGTATGCGGCATCGGCAACAATGGAAATCTCGCGCAAATCGACCTGCTCAAGCACGCGCTCGGCGCCGGCCCAGGAATCGCGCTTCACGTAGAAACCGAAACTCATTTCGCGGTAGATCCCCGCTTCGACCATCGCGCGAACGTCACGCGCGCGCTGCGTGTCGGGCAAGTTCACTTCAAACGCCAGCCCCTTGGAATCGCTGCGCAGTTGCAGCAGCCCGCTTCCCGTGGTGGCAAGTAGTTCGCGCGCATCGTGCCCGATCAGCAGTTGCACGTTCGTTGCGGCCATGCCATCAAACGCACCGGGGCGCACGCGCTCCACGAATGGCTTGTTATTGTTGAGGCCACGAATCGTCAGCGGGCGGCTTGGCGCGTTGTACACGGCTGCGTACCCGGACAGGCGATTGCCCTCGGTATCGAATCCGGCGGTGCGAATCTCAAGCATTCTGTTCCTGCTCCTCTCCAGCAGCAAGCAGCGCCGCCGTTGCACCGGGCATGGAAACCATCGGCGTGTCCATGCCATCAATCGGCGGCAAGCCAATTGCAGCCCGCGCATCGTTGGGGCTGGCAACGCCAGCAAGCACCAACTTGCTCCACGCCATCCCCTGATCCTTGAGGCTTCCCCGCGTGATCGGGCGCGTGTCGATCTTGGCGTATTGCCCCGGTGCGCACAGTTTGCGGGTCAACTCGGCTTCCCACGCCGCAGCCCACGCCGCAATCGCGCCATCCGAATAGGCGCGCGCGGTTTCCGCTTGGCTGCTCAGCGCGCCGCCGCCCTGCTGGAACAGCATTTCGGGCGGCACGCCGAATGCGCGCGCAATCTCCTGCACGCTGAATCGGCGGCTATCCAAGTTGGTGGTGCTTGTCTCCTGCGAAATCTTCTCTGCGCTCATTCCCTCACGCAGGATCAGCGGGCGGCTTGCACCATCGGCGGTGGCGTGCATGGTGGCCCAGGCATCGCGGATTGCTTCTACCGATTCATCCGCCAATGCGCCGGGGTGCCTAATCGCAATCTTCCCAGTACTGCCGCTGCGGATCAGGCCGCTATGGGCGGCATCCTGATCGGCGGCTAGGCGCATGGCGAAATCGGCGGCATCCAGCGGCGACACGTACCACGCCGGGTTGAGGGGATCGGGATAGCAACCGATGTGCAACACCTGATCGGCAGACAGGCGCACCGCGCCGATCAGATACTCGACGCCTTGATCGGTCAACTCAACCGTTGCCGCATCGCTGGGCACGGGCTGCAACTCAACGATTGCGCCTTGCGCATCGCGCCGGATGATGGCAATGCCGTTCCCAGCGTTAAGCGCGTTGGCCGTGGTGTAGCGCCGGAATTCGTAGGCAGACTGCCAGCGGCTTGCATCGCGGTTCAGCAAATCCGCAATCGGTGAATCAACGCGCTTGCCCTCGGCATCCTCAATGCGCACGGGAAGACGCGCAATGTCGGCGGCAATCAACTGCGTGGCGCGAATGACAGCGGGCAGCGTGCTTGGGTTGGGGGTGCCAGCGTTGAAACCCGCTGGCTGCGCCACCATGAGCACGGCATTTCTGAAACCGAATATGCGCGACAGGAAGCCCACATTGGCAGGAAACGCTAGCGCCCCAATCTGTCAACCCGGATTTCGCAAGTTTGCATCAACCAATTGGGCATCGACTTTTCACCAGCCCCGATGCTTCGCGCACCGCGTGGTGCTCCATCAGGAGAGCCGCCATGTTGCCGGCTACCACCGCATCCGTGTTGCCCGCGCTGCGCCCCTTCACCGGGCGCGTGTTGCCCACGTTGTCACGAATCAGGCGCACCGCATTCAGGGCAGACCGTAGCACGGGATCAGGGCCGTAGGTGAGTTGCTTCGATTTCAGCAGATCACCCCACAATTTCCACGCGGGTGCCATCGTCCTGATCGACTGATCCACCGCCACAATCGGCCACCCACGCTCCTGCCAGCGCCGGATATCCCGCGCCTGTGCTGGATGTGGATCTACCCCAATTTTGCGAACGTCAAATTGCCGCATGAGGCTTTCGATCTCGGCTTCGATTACGGCCATGTCGTGCCACTCTCCCGGCATCCTGCGCAGATGGCCCTGCTCAACCCACGCACCCAGCGGGCATTTGCTCCGCCGTTCGTCAAGTTGAATGTCCAGCCCCGCCCACCAGCACACGTTCCGCGCGCGCAGCAATTTGCCATCCACCGCCATGACGCACAGCGCAGTCATGTCTAATTGCGCGCCAAAACCGCCCCGGCTCAAATCCAGCCCGATCACCGCGCTGGCCCCGCGCAGCCGCGCCCAATCGGTTTCCTCGGTCTGCCGATCCAGTACCGACAGGTCGATATCGGTGGTTGCTACTTCGTGGTAGCGGCAAGCGAGTTGGGTTTCAAACTCCGCAATCTGCGCCGGATCACCGCTCTCCAGCATGGTGCGCGCGGAAATCTCCAACTGCGTGGGATCAATCAGGGTGCCAAGACCAGGGTGCGCCTTGCCCCACGCAGCCGGGTCTGCGGCTTGATCATCGTTGTCTAGCCCGTACAGAAGCGCAAACCAGCCAGCCGGGAACGGTTCCCCGGTTGCAAGCGCACGTTCGCACGCATCCAAATACCCGGCGATTGGCCGCGTGCGCTGCTCGGGATCGGGCGTGCTAATCAGAAACGCTTGGCTGGTTGGGAACTTCGCCAGCCCGGTGAGCAGCCGCCCGAATGCGCGCTCCATGCGGCAGACTTCATCCCCGACAACCAGCCGCGCCGTCAAACCGTCTAGCGCCTTGTCGGTGCATGGCAAACTGGAATACCGCTGGCCCCCGTGCCTGATCCTGCCGGGGTGCGCCGGGGAACTGCCGCCCGTAGCGTGCCAATCCATGGCGGTGCCGCCCAGCGTGGCCGTCATGGTTTGCAGCCGCTCAAACGTCTTCTGCGCTAGCCGCCCATCCGGTGCTACCGATGCAAACTCCAACCGCTGGGTTTCGTCACGCATCGCGGCAGCGATCAGGCTGGCGGCAAACTCGGTCTTGCCGTTGCCGCGCCCCATCATGCACAGAAGCACCTTCACCGCTGGCGTATCGGTCTGCCGCCCGTTCATCAGGCGCTTCGCCCCCAGCAGCAGCATCGCCATCAGGCATTGGAACGGAAGCCATACCAGCGGTTGCCCCGCGCCAGCCTCGGCACCCTGCCCGCAGCGCAGCGCGAATTCCCGTGCTTCATCGGCAGCGGCTTCGTTCCACCAAATCCCGTGCCGCTTTGGATCGGCGCGCATGGACAGGTAGCGGGCGCACGCTTCGCGCACGCGGGAGTTTGCAACCACCTTCCCGGCCACCACGTTGCTGGCGTACCCATCGGCTTGCTCGGCGCACCCCAGCGGCTTCGCTTTGTGTCGGCGCGTTGGTTTTCGTGGCCCCACAGCGAGGTGCCCCGTGACACAACCCCCCCTCGGCCCCCCGGTGGGGGGTTGTTTGCTGGTGGATGCTCGTTTTTTCATCTCAAATCACGCGCGGTTTCTGTGCGCGAAATGTGGCTTCGCGCGCTGTTTTCTCGGCATGGTGCACCCTGCACAGGCTTTGAAGATTCTTCCACTCGTTTGTGCCACCAGCGTGCAGCGGGATGATGTGATCCGTTTCTAAATCCACCACGGTGCCACAGACTGCACACGTTGGGTGCACCGCCTTGTGGTGCTTGGCCGTGCGTGTCCACGCCCCTCCGCGGCTAGCACCCCATTGCAGCCGCTTAAATGGCTCCAGTTGGCTTCCTTGCCATCGCCACCGCCTCACGCGCACACCTCACGCCAAACGTCCATAAGGGCATCGTCATGGCTCACACGCCAAACGGCAATCCACGGTGCATGATCCTGCCGACATAGCACCAATGGGGTGCAATCCGGTGCAGCATCGCGCTCGGCTTGGGCAATCCAGCGCACTACGCCCTTCTGCCTCGGTGCTAGTTCCGCGCAAGTCTGCTGGGCAGCGTGGCGCGACAACGCCGATGCAGCGCAGAAGTACAGTTCGGTGGCGCTGTTCACAAACAACGCTTCGGGCTGCTCCACCACGCGCCGTGTCCACCAGGCCAACCCGCCCTGATACCGCTTCACCTCAACGTGAATCTGCGTGGTGACGCGCGTAACAGGATCGGCTAGCCACACATCGGGCATTGCCTTGCCGCTGCGCTGCGCTGTCCGTTCCCACGGCTTGCCCGTCAGCACCGACAGGAGCGCCGCTGCCTCAATTTCGCCGCCCGCGCCCTTGCGCCTTGAGTGTGCACCCATCACCGTTCCTCCCATGAGTTGTTCGCACGGTTCAGCCGCTGCGGTATGTGCCTGTCTAGCGGATCACCGTTCAGCCCGCGGATGTCAAACCCGCCGCCCGCACGGTCGATTGCCCCGCGCAGGGCGCGCAACTCCTGCGCCAGCGCAGCCCGCTGGGTGCGCAGATTCAGCACCGCATTCATCGCATCGGTGATCTTGCCGTCCACGGCGGCTACCCGTGCTTCGCACAGGGCCGCTTCCAGCAGCAGCCGGGGCAGGGTTGCGGGCGGTTCCTGCGGTTGTTCATCGTCCGTCATTCCAGCCCCCTGATCTTGTGCAGCAGCACCTTGGATGCGCTTCGCGCGCCGCCCATGTCATCGGCCAACCGCTTGAGCGTGGAATAGGCATCGGTGCCGGTGCGCGCCCAATGGCGCGCAAGGATGACGAATGCCTCATGGGTTTCCCCCTCGGCCAGCCCGTGCGTGCCAAGCACGCGCGCGCAAACCTCCCGCTGCTTGGACAAGTTCGCGCTGGGGGTGCGGGACACGATCCGGTGCTCGGTCACTTCGTCCAGCCCGCCCGCCACGCCGTTAGGCTTGGCTGGTTCATTAGGGTAGTTCTGATCCCTACTGCAATTTGAGGTATCACCTACCTCAATTTGAGGTATCTGATCCCTCAATTTGACGTAGTACCGGAGCGCCTTGCCCCTGCTCTCGGTTGCTACCAAGTTGTCCCGGCGCAGCCCCTCCAGCACCCGCTGGAGCGTGGCAACGCTCATGCCGCATTTCGCCGCCAGCGTGCGCTGGCTGGGGAAAGCACGCGCGCCGTAGTCCAGCAAAGCAAGCAGCACCACTTTGGTGCGCGCGGGCAATTTCAACGCCCACACCTCACGTTGCTGCACCCATACACCAGGGCCGCAGGGTGCTGATGCACCGCAACGCTTCCTGCCGCGCAATCCATGCCTCGGCCCATCGGCCCGTTCCTCGGTTGTCATCTCGCATCAGTTCCTTGGCTGGTAGCCAGCCTATGAGCGTGTATCGCAGATCGCTCCGCACCACCAGCAAATACGCCTCGGCTTTGCTGCTGGCCTTGGTGTGCCGTTGCAGCAATCCCTGCGGGTGCTCGGTGCACTTCACATCGACCAACTTGCCGTGCAGCCGGATATCAGCAGCCGCGTAGACATAGGCGGCTACGCGCGGCATCGGGTCTAGCCCGAAATGGTGCCGCACCACCGCCTCGGCAGCAAACCCGTTACGGTCAAATCGCACCCGCTGGGAAACATCCCCCAGCGGGTAGCGATCCTGCCGCCGCGCCGACTTCGCATCGGCAGTTCGGTGCCCTGCTGCTTCATCCAGCAACCGCTGGCTTTCCTCACTCAGCACGTATTCCGGCATCCATCTTGCGCGCATCGCAAATCTCCTCGGCCATGCGGTTCCATCCGTAGATAGCCAGCAGGGAAATCAGCCACGCATCGGGCGTTGCCAGCGTGTGCTTCGCAAGTTTGCCCATCGCACGTTCGATCTTCGCATCGTTCCAACCGTGCTCCATCATGCCAACGGCAATGTGGCGCATCGCCTCAAACGAATCGTGCTCCAGCCGCATTACCGCTTCAATCGCGCTTTCCACGGCTTCCGGCTTCTGACTCTTCACAATGTCCTTGATGCGTGCCATGTCTTGATCCACGCGCGCCACGCCGCGCACACATTCCGGGTCGATCTTCTCTGTGCTCATTACGCACCTTCCTTGTCTGTGACGCTGGTGACTACATCGCGCGAAACGCCGTCAACCACGCGCTTGCCGATCCGCAGTTCCACGATGTGCCCGGTCAAGTTGGGCACCGCCGTGAGGGACGTAAACCAATCCGCACCGCCGCGCTCATTCTCAATGCCAACGCGCCAATACTCCGTGCCCTTCTTCGTCTTGCCGTGCTCCACGCCAGCGCAGCCGCCCTCAATCACGCGCTCGGCTTCGATTGCGATTACCGCCTTGCTGGGCGCGCGCGCAGGGGTTTCGTCCTGCTCGGGCATCTCCTCCGCAAGACTAGTTTCCGCGCCGATGATCGCGCACGCCCAGCCCATTACCCCTTTGAGCGCGCGGCCTGTCGCCCTGGTCTGCGCCATCATCTGCCGCGCGAACTGCGCGCGCTGGTTCCACGGGGATTCATTGTCAAAGACGCAGCCCGCTCCGCGCCCAACGGTGCGCCCATCCAGCAGCACGGCAACGATGGCTTCCCAATACCCCGCTAGGTGCTCTGTGCGCGGCACGTAGCGCAGAGACTCCAGCCCGGTGGTGTAGCCCATCGCGGTGGCAATGGCCTGTGCCCCGGCCACGCCCAAGTACCGCCGCCCCTTGATGTGCATGATGTGGTGCGCTTCAACCGCAGGGCGCACCGCGCGGATGGCTTCATCGTTGCGCTTCACCAGTTCGGTGGGGGACAGCGGCGCAGCAACCACGGAAATGTCATTCGCCATCGGTGGCCCCCTTCCGCGTTTCCATCTCCTGCGCCGCCGTCAGCGCGGTTTCCAGCATCAATTCCAGTTGCGCCCGGAACGTGCGGCGCTCGGCGTGCGCCAACTTGGTGACGGCTTCGCACAGTTGGGTGCTGATTCGCACCTGTTGCGACTCACTTTGCTTCACTCTCATGCTCACTCTCTTTCTGCGGGTGCATCCCGCTTCTGCAATCTATCGGCTGCGGTGCAACATTTCCTTCATTCCGGCAAATATGCGGCCCAAGATTCGGCGCACCCATCCCGGCGTGGCCCGGTTCATGGCTTCCTTCCGGCGCGCGCAGCCGCCGCAAGGCTTCACGCCAACGGCAGTTGTGGCCGCAGCCACGGCATCCCCCAGCCCCGGCCCCGGCTGGGGCTGCTGGTCGATGCGAACGGTATTGTGGGTGCGGACTATGGGCACGCGCAGGAACTGCCCGTCAGGGTAAGTGGCGGTTGCCCCGCCAGTTGGTAGATCAGCGCCGCATTGCCAGCCGTGAACGGCGCGCAGAACATCAACTGTGGAATGGGGCACGCTGGCGAAATGATCATGTTGCCCAATCCATCGTTGCAATCACAATCATCCCCGGGAATTCCCGGGCCGGATGATGGCTGCGCTGCGCCGCCTGATCCCTCAATGGACTTGAGGGTAAGCACGCACGGCGTGCGGCTGTCCCAGCAGTAGTAAGCGCGGAACGTTGTGCACCAAGCGTACTTGATTCCAAGGTTGTTGATGTTGTAGTACAGCGCATCCCCGCACGCGCCGCTGACGGTCTGCGCTGGTATGCACGCGGAGTACGCAATTGTGACCAGCGAAACGAACGGTGGCCCGCAGCAGCCGCAGAACGGGAGCGCCAGCCCGGGGCACAACGGCGCGGATTCACGCCCGACAACTATCTCTCCTGTGGGCGTCTGCGGAATTGATCCCGTGCAACCTAGCGTGAAGTTGATCTGCCGATTGAACGTGGTTCCCGATGGAGTCCATGTGTAGACGCACCGCTGCCCGTAGCAATCGCAAGGATTCTCCGGGTTAGGCTCGGTCGAAACGACAAACTGCTGCGGCTGCAACGCTCCAACCTGTTGCGTGTAAGCGTTGGTGACGCTGAATGATTTGATGGTGCAAAACTCGGTCACCTTCTCGCAGTTCGTGACTGTCGTTTGCAGCGTGCAACTCTGCATATGCGTTGCCGTCACGTTGAACGTGAAGCAACAGCCCTGCCCGCCCGATCCGCAGCAGCATCGGCGTTGCGTCACCGCTTGCCCTTGCGCTGACAGTAAACCCAGCCCGCCACCAGGCCGATCATGCCAAGCATGACGGCAAACCAAAGGGAACCTAGGAACGATTCAACGCTTGCGAGCATGGGGTGCCTTTCGTGTCTTGTTGCGCGAGAACGTGTAGCCGTATCCGCAACCGGCTGCGAACATCGCAACCATGAGGGAGCACAGCCAAACCGTGATTTGCCAATCCTGCATGGTCTATGTCCTTGTCTTGATTGTGTAGGCCACCGCGCCGATTGCCAGCGCACCAGCAATGTACGTGCCGTACTTCATCGCAAGCAGCACAGGCGATTCGTCATCCGAAACGTAGGCGGTTGCCATGCTCACCTGATTGGCGCTGGCGCTGATCCGATCCAGTTCCGCCCGCGCCGCATCCATGTGCCGTTCAGCCGCCGCCGCCGCTTCGCGCACGTTCACCGCTTCGCGCGCAATCGTTGCCGTGGGGCTGGCGCACCCGGCAAGCGCACTACAAACCAGTAACGTCAAACTTGATTCGGTACTGAACATCGCCATTATTGCTGCGCTCCTGCACGCTGATAATTCCAATATCAGAGTCCATCGCATTGATTGCCATACCAACGGCTATTTCCGTGGTGCGGGATTTGTTTTCCCATCCTCCGGCGGCAATCTGCGGCGTGCCGCCGCGCTCGCAGTAATAGAGAAGGCCAAATGCGCACGTATCGCAATCTTCGATAGTCAGCCGAATCTGATTCCCTGACAGACCGTTGGTGAGGTTCAGGTAGTTCGCATTCGCAAGCACCGTAGTGCCGCCACCAGGCGTTGCCCAAACGATGGTTGGCGGTGTGCTCGAATGCGATCCCGTGATAGATCCCCACGATCCTTCCGGCAAATTGCTGGCAACGGCTGCGGCGCGGAAATACATACTCATGGAATGTCTCCTACGGCGATTTGGAACGGGATGACGGCAATTGCGCGTTGAACGGTTTGGGCGGTATTGCGCGCGTAAAGCAGGATTTCCCCAAAGCACCCAGCCCCAACGTCAAAGTCTCCGGTTTCGGTGCTTGTCAGCAGGATGCGCGCGGTGCCGCCAGACTGATTCAGCACCGTTCCGGCAACTTGATACGACAGATTTCCCGCGCCTATGTCAAACACAGCGCGCGGCGTCCAGCCGTTCCAGTTGAAATTTTGCCCGCCCTCATGAACGTGGAAATCCAGTTCCCATTGGCTTCTGATGGTGATTCGCTGCGGCAGAATCGGCGTTGCGAGAGACAGGTTTGCCATCAGGAGCACCGTATGGGGTTGGGGCGATCAAAGAACGGGAACGGTTTACCCGCCCGATCCCGTGTCACGTACAGATTCACCAGCGCATACAACTCGGCAGTAGGCCACACGCCAGCGGCCCAGCGGCTACCGACAGGCCCAACGGTGACAACTGGCGCGTTGACTGGCATATTGTCAACGTACAGCGCGGTGTTATGCCACTCGCGCAAGTTGTACGCCTTGGTGTACGAGCGCCGCAGTTCGCTCGGCAGCACCGCGCCAGCAGCACCATCGGGATTGTCCGGGTACGCGGCCACGGTGGTGTAGCGCCAGCGGTGCGGATTCGCGCCGCTGATTAGCGTGGCGTTGGTCAGGAATACCAGTCCAACGCTCCATACTTTCTGCCCGCGCATCTCGCGCCGCGCCCAAGCAAACGTTTCTTCGTTGTCCTGCGCCATCGCGCTGCCGCGCATCCATGTTGAAACCACGGCGCGATTTGCGCTGCCCCACAGACCGGAATTGAAGATCGGGCGTGCCCAACTCATACGGCGCTCGGCTTGGGTGCGGTGATTTCGGACAGGCTTGCGGCGAGTAGCAGACTGCTATGCGTGCTGGTGCTCGGGTACTTCTGAAAGAAACCCACCTTGCTGCATTGCAGCACATCAACGCCCGCAATGCTGGTGATCGACTCGCATACTGGCGCGCCGTCAGGCATCGGCAGCGCAATCTGCTCTAGGTGGTACTGCTGATCCCAAAGCCATTGATGCTGAATGCGGTAATACTCATACTGCGGGCTAACCGTGAAGCCACGGTAGACCAGGGTGCCAATGTCGCAACCAAGGAATGATGCGTTGTTGCGCGTACCGATTTGGCTGGTGAAACTGCTGGTTGGCGGTTCACCAACGGTGCCGCCATTCTGCGCCGTTCGATCCCAAAGCACCTCAACCGAAATCTGCATTTGCGGAATCTCGTAGGTGACGGGATTCCCAGCCACATCCACTTTCGTGCCGCCAATGTCAACCACGCTTCCCGGCCACGCAACGGTGCCGTTGCTCGGGATCGTGGGACTGATGCGCCACACGTTCGCCTGTCGGGTGCCCGATTGCCGGGTAATCGCAACGTGCACGCCCTGATCGTTCACTTGCAGCGTGCTGAATCTGCACACCACGTTCCATGTGAACGGCGATTCGCGCAGCATCGTGGCATCCACGCTGCGACAAACGAACGTCTTGAGCCACGGCAAACTGCCGTACACACCAGCGGGCAAACGGGTGCGCACCTGTGGAACGGCACCAAACAATCCAGTTTCGCCGGGGTACGTGTCTCCCGCGCTGGCCGCTTGCCATTGCACCAAGTACACCAGGTCGATGGTGCTTTCGGTGCCCGGTTGCGCAACCGAATAGTTGCGGCTCTCGGGACGTTCGACTGCTACCCATGTGCCCATTAATTGGGACTCCTCATGCCTGTGGCAATGTCCTTGAACAGGAGCGCCATGCGCATCCCAAACATCGGGGACGTTGGCGAGTATGAAAGCGCCGTCATCCCGGCCTGTGACGTAGCCGCGTTGGTGACGGCACCCAGCGCACCGCCGCCAATGTCGGCGGCTTGGTTGGTGAGGCTTTGCGCAGCAAGCGCCGTCTTGGTCTGCCCAACGATCCCTTCCCCGATCACGCCGCGCATACGCTCCACGCGCGCCGCGCCGGAACGTGCTTGCTGGGTTTGGATGCGGTAACTCTCCTGCACCGCCGGGGACAGGGCAGCGGCAATCCGCTTGTTCGCCTTGATCTGCTCCACCTCAAACCGCGTCTTGGCGTTGGCTGCGGCAAGATCGTATTTGGTGGTGGTTTCGGTCAGGCTCTTCGCGCGCTCGTTCAGTTTGCCAACGATGCTGCTAACAACGCCGTATGCCACCTGAATGGTGTTGAGGGATGCCGTGATACCAGCCGCCATTGCGCCACGGCTTGCGGTTTGGTTCAGGCGCTGCAACTCGGCGGTTGCGCGGTTTACTCCCGTGACAACGCCTGACGGATCAACCTCGGCGCGGATCACGGCTTTCAGTTGCTCGGCCATTAGCCCACCTCCCGCATGAATTCATCGATGCCGTTGCGCACCCACGGGAAAAGTTCGTGCGGCTTGCGCCCCGTGCTTGAGCACGCCAGCACGCCAAGCAGGAATTCAACGCGCTCCAGCGTGGTTAGTTCGGTCTTGGCAATGGCACCAGGCATCATCATGCGTTGCTCGGGGCTGGCGATTCTCCACAGCCGCCGTTCGGCGGCACCGTAGGGCGCGGCTCGTTCACCGCCTCAAGCAGCGCGGCGGCAATGTCGCCGCGCAGCCGCCCCAAGTCTGACGGCACCGCAACCAGCGCGCTGCCATCCGGCAGCGTCACGCACCCGGCCCACCAGTAAGGATCATGCTGGGCACGGTTGTAGTCCGCAAGATTCGGTTCGCGCACGATCACTTCCCCGATTTCGGGAATGGCAACCGTGCGCGTGCGGCCCGTGAATTTGGCAACGTCAATCGGCATCAGGCTTCCTCAATCGTGATCGACCAAGTGCCGGGGCCGCTGCCGTCATCGCTGCGCGCGGCGCTGGTGATGTGCCCCGTAAGGGTGTAAGAAATACCGCCCGCGTCAGACCATGCCAGCGCAACGGTTCGGTTCTGCGCATCGGAAACGCTGGCTGGCGTCATGTGCGTGCGTAGCGCGTTGTCGCTGCTAGTGTCCTGCGCAATCATGTCAAACGTAGCGGTGCGCCGCCATCGCCCTGGTGCGCGCTTCTCTCTGAAATCCGCCAGCGCGGTAGTGTCGATGGAATTCCGCTCATGGGAAACCGACACGTTGCGCACGGGGAAAGCAACCGCGCTGCTGCTCTGAAAGTTGAGTGTGACGCTGCCGCCGTATCCAAGGATTAATGCCATGATTACACCTCCGTGATGTGAATTGAGATCGTGCCTGAAATGCTGCGCTCGGCATCCTGCTGCCCGTCATCAGGCGTTGCCGCATCGGTGCTGAACGGGCCAAATGCCTCAACCGCCATCTTGTATGTCTCGGTGGAAACGGTGATTGTGTATGGCCCGCCATCAAACTCCACGTGCAGATCCGACAAGTTACTAAAGCAGTAATCCAGCGAGTCTCCAACGATGGTCACAGTCAGTTCAATTTGCCAGTAGGCGCTGGCCTTGGTCGACCATTCCCAAATTCCGTTTCGCAGCATCGGCACGCGCGATATCTGTACATCCCAAATCCAGCACGGCGTACTGCTTCCGGCTGCGCGAATACTTGAGAACAGCGGAACATCCACAGAATTGGCTGCCGTTTGCATCCGATCAATAACGGCAAGCATGGCATTCCTGAGGCTCATGCTGCCCCCTTGAGCGCCGCGCGCGCTTCACGCAGGATGGATTGCGATATCTCCCGGAATACGCGCGCGCCGTTCGCGGTGACGTAGCCGCGCGAAATCCCACGGCCACGAATGCGCTTCGCCATGCTCATGGCTTTCGCAATCCTGCCGCGCCGCTTGTCTGTGTAACTCGCCAGTTCCGCGTACTGCTCCCGTGCGCTGGCGTACATCGCTTGCATCGCCTTGCGGCGCTCGGTCTTGGCTTGGAAGTTCTTTCCCTTGATGCGCTCAAATATCGCCTTGCGCGCTTTCTTCACGTAGGCGTGTCGGGCATCGCGCTGGCCGCGCAGTTCCTGCGAAATGTTGGAGTACGCATCGGATGAACCACGGCTTGCGTGCCGGAATCCATCCTCAAGCAAATGCCAAATCCGCTGCCGCCCCCTTGCCGCCTTGCCGCCAGCGCCGCCGTACATGACTCCAACGCTGCCGCGAATCCTGCCATTCTGCACGCGCCGAATGTCGATGCGGGTGGCGCTGGCAATGGCCCGCCGGTGCGGTGCCTTGCCCTTGAACTTCGCCTTGCCCCACAATCGCCGTAGGTCATCTCGCACCTTCATCAGCGGCTTGCGCATCCCGCGCTTGCGCACGTTCGTGGCAATCTGCTTGGGCAACTGCTGGAGCACGCGCCGTACCTCGGCATCCTGCACGGTGATCCGCATACTCATGGCAGCACCTCGGTGGCTTCGATTTCCAGCCGCCGCCGCCGCTGATCCCTGTCCCAGCACGCGCGCACGTTGAACGTCCGCTGCGTGCCGTTGTCATTCCAGAGCAGCCGTGAACGGGTGCTGCAACTCGGGTGGTAACTGGAGAGCACGCGCCAATCGGTGCGCACGGCGTTGCCCATGTCATCCATGACTTCGTTGGTTTGCGCCATCTCAACGTGGCAGTACAGGATTGCCACGTTTACCCACGCTTCCCCGCGCTGCCCCCATTGGTCGATGGTGGCAACTGGATTCTGCAACGTCATCGGCACGCGCAGCATCCCGGATGGAACGTGCCCAGGCACTACCCGATGCCCTTGCCAAGCATGGCCGTAATCCGATCCCAGTAGTCCCCGGGCAGCGTGGCCGTGTCATCGCCACGGCTGGCTTCCAGTTGGATTGTGCGCTGGAGCAACGCCATCTCCAGCAGCGGATTCAGCACGGCGTTTCCGGCATTGACGGTGATCAGTTGCGGGTAGGTAAGGCCCGCTGGCATCTTGGCGTAGTGAATGCCGTTCTTGAGCACCAGCGTCAGCGCCGTTGGCGTTGCGCCCACCAAGTACGTTGCAACTGTCGCTGGCTGGCGCTCCAACCGCACTAGCCGTTCCTCATTGTCCGGTTCATAGGGCACGTACTGCGTGCGCGTGACGGGCACGGCGCACCAGCCCGTGCGCATCTCCAGTTCCCGCGTGGCCGCTTCCCACGCGATATTCAGCGCAGCGTCATCGTCCTGATGACTCTTTCGCGCCCACGCTCTGACTTTCGCTATGTCGATTGCCATTCGTGCCCCCAACCGTTGGGGCGGGTTGGCGAACCAACCCGCCCCACGGCGGTGAGAGTGAACCTATCAGGCGTTGGTGACGGCCAACTGCACCAGCGACTTCACGCGGGTGTGTGCGGACTGCGCGAACATCGTGCCGTAGAAGCGCACGCGCGCCGATGCCGCCTGAGAAATTTCATCTCGCATGAGGGTCATGCCGCCCCATTCGCGGATGGAGAAAGCATCGCGGATGTTGCCCAGCACCGCCAGCACGTTGACGCCAGCCGCAGCCGTGCTCACGCGCGTGTACTCGGTGACGTACACGGGCAGACCGAACAGCGTGAATCCAGCCGCCGTGCTGATCGCACGATCAACGCTCGGCGTGAGGATGGGCACGTTGTTCGCAAGGATGCTGGACGTAGCAGCGTAAACATCCTGCGGCATGATCCACGCGGCGTTGGCCCAGTTGGACGCGGGCAGCGACTCATACCGCATCTTGAGGAGGTTCGCCACCGTGAGGCCAGCGGTGATCGACAGCGCGCGCGTGGTGCCCGTGCTGGTTGCCGTCACGCGGTTCGTGGTGGTTTCGTTCTTGAAGATTCCCGTAGGGCCGTTCGTGGTGCCGGGGGTAGTGGTGCTGGTATCAACACCAGGGCCGCACACGTAGCCGCTCTCAAGGTTCTT